GGCGTAGCCGGCCTGCTTGCCAGGCTCCTGGGTGAGCTCGTTCCAGATGTGGAGCCAGTCACCGTAGTGCTTGTCGATGCGCTGGCCGCCAATCTCGAGCTCGACGTAGGCGATAAGGTTCTCGCCCACCCAGTTGAGCCAGCGGAACTGGCCGCCGCTGCCGTCCGTGGCGGAATTGACGACGACCTGGGGGAGCGTCGCCTGGAGGTAGACACGGTGGATCAGATCGCCGTTGCGCTGAACCGTGCACGTGACCTTCTTGCCGAAGTTGGGAGCACCGTTGAAGGGGTTCTCAATCGACTCCATCGCAAAGTTGGTGTAGCGACGGTAGATAACCTTAAAAAAGGTGATCTGTGGGTTACCCGTAAGGTAAACGTCCTGTGCGCCGTAGGCAACAAGCTGCATCAAACCACCGCCTGTCATTTTGTTATATTCCTACTCCAGAAAAAAAAATGGAACGAACAATTTCCAAAAACGCATTCGTGTACCGGAGACCCATTTAAACCCTCCTCCTTTGTACCACATAAATAGGACATGGCCGACCTATCGGGCCCTAAAACCAAATCCGCCAAGACAAATCACCCGGAGTCTCGTACCACGCTCGATGCGCTCCATAGCCAAAAGGTGACCGAGCTCGTAGACGAAAAGCGTAATATTCAACAGTCCAAAGCACAAATAGCGGCACTAAATGAGATAATACAGTCATCCACGAGCGACATGGAGCTCTGGGCCGCCGAGCAACAACGAGACCGCCTGGTCGCCAAGGTCAATGAAATTGAAACAGGAGGTGCGCTCATGAATTATTACCTCCGCTCGGGCAATATATTGTTTAATTATTACGATGTCCAGGAGAATATCCAGCGGGGTACGAACAGGGGAGGGGCGATGAAATCCAAGCCGGGGAGTATCCTGGCCATCCTGAATGACATCGAGCGGGGGGGGCCTAAAGCGACCCAGGCGGCGGGGCCGTCCGTACAGGCCCCTCTTCAGCGGAATGAGCTGATGAACCAGTACCTTCTCAATGAAGACCCGGCCGCCGCCCGCCTCGACACGTCCTACGACGACGAATGGACCCACTGTGACGGGTGTGGCCATGAGATGAGCCTGTGTATGAATGAGGCGACCATGACGTGTGTAGCATGCGGCCACAAGGAGTTCATTCTCATCGACAGCGACAAGCCCTCCTATAAGGATCCACCTCGAGAATTGTCGTACTATGCCTATAAGAAAATCAATCACTTTAACGAGTGGCTCGCCCAGTTCCAGGCCAAGGAGAGCACCGAGATTCCTTCCATCATTTACGACCAGATTCTGCTCCAACTCAAAAAGGAGCGCATCACCAACTTTTCGTCCCTGAAGCGCACCAAGTTGCGGGAGATTCTGCGCCACATGGGAGAGACAAAGTACTATGAGCACATCCCCCACATTATCAATCGCCTGTCGGGCCAGAATGCGCCCTTCATGAGCCGAGAGGACGAGGAGAAGTTGCGCCACATGTTTCGTGAAATCCAGCCGGCGTTCAAGAAGCACATTCCCAAGGGGCGTCGTAATTTTTTATCCTATGGATACATTCTGTACAAGTTCTGCGAGCTTCTGGAGATGGACGAACACCTGGCCTGCTTCCCCCTTCTCAAGAACCGGGACAAGCTCTACATTCAGGACCAGGCCTGGAAGGGCATTTGTTCCGACATGCAGTGGCAGTACATACGCACCGTTTAGGGATTCCCATTCTTGTAAATCTGTAACATATGCGGCTTGGCCCCGCCCTGGAAATGGAAAGAGAGGGCACGGATTTCGGCATTCGAAACAGCCTCCTGGATGAAAAACTGCTCCCCCTCTTTGCGAATCCGCTTCATGGGCCCCTTCATCCTATAAGTAGAAGGGCCCTTGTAGCCCCCCGCAATATTGATATTGTGGTCAAACGTACAGGGGACCCCGTCGACCTCCAGAATCTGGTTCAGGTCGAGAACACGCAGAAGACCCTCGGATGCCAATAGGTGGTACAGCGTCATATCGCAAATGCCCCCGTTCTGCCGATTGTCCTGGTGCCACTTGATTTTGGGCATGAGAAGCGATAGCTTGGACCGGTTGATGTAAATGTCGGAACAGAGGGCGGCAAAGGCGTCGCAGAACTCCCGAGTCAGAAGACCATTGTGGATACATCCCACCATATGCGTAGGGTTCTCAGACTGCTCGAGACTGTAGGCGATCGTGTAGCCCTTGGCGTGAATCTGCGGAACAATCTTGTCGAGGCTCTCTATCACAATACAGTCACTGTCCGTGTGAAAGACGGACTCGAGCCCTTTCAGTTCCATGAGTTTACGCATGTAATAGACACGTGCAAAGCAGAGGAATTCGTAGCCGGCCGAGTTGGTCGAATAGTTGGTGAAATGGGCCCTGAATTCGGCCAACTGGGGGCCCTCCAGCGTGTCAATCGGAACATGTTCGACATTGGGCACGGCGGCAATGTCCCTATTCGTATCATCGCCGAGCACAATCACGGGATTGTATTTCGCATTCAGAAGGACGCAAGAACGAAAATAGGGCTGATTGCCTCGATGGAGAATCACAATTGGAACACTCATCTTCCAATTGTGATGCCTATTATCTTTAGACTAACGCACGAATCAAGTGTTTGTTGTGGGACTAAGAGGCATAGAGTCGAGCAACGCATAGGGGGTGGTATGATACATGTTTCCGCAAATCTCGGGGATTTCGAAATTGGGGAGGGACTTGAATTTCTCATAGCACCTGTCCCGAATAGTCTGGGGGAGTTTCGAATTGCCTGCGAGACTGGCCTGATTAATGTCTTGGCGGATGGACTGAAGAAAGGTGCCGCAACTCTTGCGAGAGGCTGTTGGAATTGCCAACTCCTCTTCGATTTTGCGGCGGATGATTCCCCATGTCATGGAATAGGCCCGGAAGTCGCTCGCCAAGGAGACGTAGGCCATCTTTTCTTGAATCATGTTCAGGATGCTGATGAGGATGGAGAGAGAGCCAAAGGCCCAGACGAGTTGAAAGCCGTTGACGATCTGGTTGCCGGCAATGACGTTCAGGAGGCCGGCAATCGCCGAGATGATGTTGGACGTGATGGTGAGACACTTGGCGTGGGAGTCGTAGGAGCCGCAGGCCTCCGTATGCATCCACTCGAAGCATTTGGCCTCGTCGCACCACTTGGCGAGCATTGATTCAATGGAGGCGTCCCATGTAAGTGTGTCACTACCGGGGTCACTCATTACTAGAGAATCGCAAAAATCGAGTAAGCAATCGCTTGGATTCCTCGTATCGAGTTTATTGTGTGGGATAAGTTGGTCTACAAAAAACCAAAAAGGGGTGGGGGCTGTCTGTTGTCTGTTGTTGGGTGTTTACAACCCACGAACAGGGTCTGTTGTCTGTTGTCTGTTGTCTGTTGTTGGGTGTTTACAACCCACGAACAAGTAGGGTTGTTTACAACCCACGAACAAGTAGGGTTGTTTACAACCCACGAACAAGTAGGGGCTGTTGTTGGGTGTTTACAACCCACGAGGGAAGCCTACCAGGTTGGCGCCGATACCGAACGAGGCGCCCTGGCGTGCCGTAACGCCCATACTGGGGCTGACGGCGTCGAGGATGGCAAAGACGACCGCCGCCAGGAGGGCGAGCGTGGCAATCTCGTCCATGGGGAGGGCCTTGCGGGGAATCAGCAGTGCTGCGGCAGCGACCACGAGACCCTCAATCAAGTACTTGATGACACGGTTGATAATTTCGGCGAGTCCGGAGTCCATTGTATATATTCCAAGGGCAGAAAAAAATCGCATAGAGCTGCCAATCGAGTCTAAAGGTCTCGGTCCTATGATCCGGAAGAACGAATGGCAAACAGCGTGGTCGAGGATTTTTTGGACGAGGACGATGCCATTGCGGGGCAGAAGTTTGCGCTGGTGAGCTTCCTGAGCCCTGAAAACGTGCTGGAGAGGAAGGATTTGTTTTTCTTCGAGCGGTTCCTCCAGTCGTACGAGGTGGACTGGAAGATTAAGGGGCTGGAGGAGTTCCTGGCCTCCAAGGTGACGGCCGTCAACAAGGAGCTGGAGGACAAGGCGACGCAGTTTGAGAAGGAGGACAAGTCGGAGTTGGCCGCCACCTGCCGGTCGGCTCGCATCAAGATTGACGCAGTCTTTGAGGACTACCATGCCTTTGTGCGCCAGAAGCAGAAGGACCTGAACAAGACGAAAATCGAGACGGCATGGGACGACTTTATGTTCAAGGAGCAGGCGAAGCTCGAAGAGGAGTTCCACGCCAAGAACAACTTCCGGACGAGCATTCGGGGGTTCAAGGTTCGAGCCGTAGCCCGGGACGAAAAGGAGGCGGAGCTCCGGGCCAAGAAGCTCCAGGGCTCCGACAAGTATCACAATATCTACTGTGCGGAGGTGGGGAAGTGGACGCCGTGGGACCCGAAGCCCCACATGGTGGAGAATCAGGAGTATGCCCAGGAGGAGCTGAACAACCTGATGAAAAAGTACAAGGAGAACGAGGACCACAAGACGGCCTTTTTCGACGAACAGCGGAAGGCGGGCATCAAGGAGTCCAAGGCTCGGTCAGCGGTTGGTGTTGCCGCCTCACAGCCGTCCATGACCAAGGTGGAGGAGAATACGGTCCTGTCCCCTGTAACGGAGGCAGAGGTGAGCGACAGCCTCTTTTCGGGGCCGGCGGATTTGGTGCTGGAGCGCAAGATTGCTGCTGCGGCAGCGGCAGCGGCTGCAACAACCGTTGCAGCAACTGTCACGACGGTCGAAGAGGTCAAGGCGGCAGAGGGCAAGGCCACAGAAGGCAAGGCCACAGAAGGCAAAGCAACCGAGACCAGCCTGTAAAGTAAACTCGAGTAAACCCTATAAGAAAAGGCTATATAATGGTCTTTTCTTATAACACAGACTGCAGACAACAGTAGTCTACGCAAAATATCCAAGGAGGTTGCCCGGCATGTCAAAAATCGTCTTGCGGACGCACGCCTGCTGGGTGCCGTCGCAAAAC